CTAGATTCTTATCTATTATTATATTTATATTAAGCCTATGCTTAACTATATATCATTGGAATTATAGCATTTTCCTTATAACAATTTTAAGTTTTATACAAGTAAAAATAAATTATGGAGATAATTATGAATAAAGATGCCTACTATTTTAGCCACGATTCAAATGCAAGGAATGACCAACGATTGATGCGAATCAGGATGAAATATGGGATGGAAGGTTATGGCATTTATTTTGCAACAATAGAAATATTAAGAGAAGCTGCAAATTATACATTAGAATTGAAAGACATACCTACTATTGCTTATGATTTAAAAGTAGATTTAAACCTAGTAGAAGAAATTATATTTAATTATGATTTATTTATTATTGATGAAAAATTATTCTATTCTAGTTCATTAAAGCGAAGAATGGAAAGATTGGATAATAAGAGGGAAAAGCTATCAAAAGCAGGGCGAAAGGGTGGCAAGGCTTCAGCAAAAGCCAAGCATGGCTTAACGATTGCTAAACCATTAAATAAAAGTAAAGTAAATAAAAGTAAAGTAAATAATATTAAAGAAAGATATGATGATTTCAAACAAACAATTTTGAAAGATTTTAAACACATAGATTTAAAAGCATTAAATGACTTTATTGATTATTGGTCAGAACCTAATAAAAGTAATACTAAAATGAAATTTGAATTACAGCAGACTTTTCATATAGGTAGAAGATTAAAAAGATGGGCAAACAATGATTATAGTAGCAATAAAAATGATTTAAATACAGAACTAGCACAACGATCACAAAATGCACAAAAAGAATCAAAAAAATTATTAAATTATATCAAGAAAGCAGAATCAGAAGCACAAGATTTTGTTCCTGACTTAAATGCATTAAGGAGAAAGAATTGATTTTATTTATAGCAGGGTTATATATAGGATTTTTTTTAGGTATTATCTGTATGGGTTTATTAAATAGGGATAAAAATTAGATATGGGGGAGGTTCGCTTCTTATATTTCGCAAATATATGTTTACCTAACATTGAACAACAGCAATCTCCCCCCTTTAAATTCTGTAGGTGCAATAATAAATAATGGTAATTAATAAAACACCACAAAGACAGAATAATTCGATAGATGTGTGGGGTAATTTCCTAGTAACGATTAAACTTGCACATCAGAGAGATCGAAGGGAGGAGCAGTTGAAGATGTTCCTCCCACAAATTTATAAGGAGAAAAACAAATGAATGATCAAACAAAATATAGTGAATGCTGTGAAGCACCATTAAGAAAATACAATAAAGATTGGAATGATGGAATTTGTAGAAAATGTGAAAAACATAGTGTAGCAATATTAGGAATATTAGAAAGGAAAGAAATTTAAATGTTTGATATTAAGGTGAGTAGCCATATAATAAATCATTGTGTTGATCAATTAAAAAAATATAATTTTGGTAAAAGAGGTGAGGCAGATGGAGATTATGAGAAACAGCTTGTAGGAATAATTGGGCAATCAGTTGTTAGTGATATATGTGGACTTCCCTTAATAGATGGCTCTAAAGGTTTTGATGGTGGTGAGGATATAAGGATTGGAAATTATATTGTTGATATAAAAACAATGGGTAGAAAATCAAGAGTTAGAAAAGAATATGTAAGTAATTTTTACTCATTACAGAAAAATTATAATACAGATATTTATATCTTTGCTTCTTTAAATAAAAACAATCATATTTTAACAGTTGTAGGTTGGATACCTAAAAATGAATTTTTTGAAAAATCTAAATTTTTTAAAACAGGCGAAAAAAGATATAGGAGAGATGGCACAGGATTTTTATTAACTACTGATTTATATGAGATTGAAAATAAATATTTAAGAATTGTTTTCGATGCAGATCATATGATGAATCAAATTTATATGGCATGGAAGCCAAAAGGAGAATCAAATGAATAAATACATATATTTTATAATTGGATACATAGCAGCAATAACTACTATTTTTATGGCTTCTTGCACATTTTCACCATTAGAAGCAAGTGGTTCTGTTTGTGGGGATTATTACAATCCTTGTTATGTAAAAATAGTTGAATGAGTAGGGCAGTTGTTTGGTTTAGTTGTGGTGCATCTTCTGCTATAGCTTGTATGTATGCAATCAAAAAATATAAAGATTGTAAAATAGTATATTGTGATACAGGTGGGGAGCATGAAAGCAATTATGATTTTTTATTAGATGTTCAGGGTTTAATAGGTCAAGAAATTATAATATTAAAAAATGAAAATTATAAAGATCATTTTGAGGTATTTAAAACAGGATACCTTAATGGTGTATATGGTGCAAAATGCACAACTGAACTAAAAAAGAAATTAAGATTAAAATATCAAGAGCCTGATGATATACATATTTTTGGTTATACTATAGAGGAAAAGAGTAGGGCAACAAAATTTGAATATAATAACCCTGAACTTTTTGTTGATTGGGTTCTTATAGAAAAAGGTATTACTAAAGAAAATTGTTTAGGCATATTGTGGCAAAAAGGTATAAAACTTCCTAAAATGTATGAATTAGGATATAATCATAATAATTGTATTGGGTGTGTAAAAGGTGGAATGGGTTATTGGAATCAAATTAGGAAAGATTTCCCAAAACATTTTAAAAAAATGGCAAAAATAGAGAGAGATATAAATCATAGTATATTTAGAGATAAAAAAACAAATGAAAGAATTTGGTTAGATGAACTTGAAATTGATGCAGGGAATTTTAAAAAAGAACCTCCTATAAGTTGTGATTTGAGTTGTGGGATGGCAATAGAAGAATTAAAATGATTAAATTTACTATTATAGGAAAACCAAAAGCATTAAAAAGGCATAGACCATCTGCAAGAGGTGGTTATTATGATCCATCTTCAAAAGATAAGAAAGATATAATGTTACAAATAGCCAAATTTAAGCCAAAAAAGGCTCTTATAGGCGACATTATACTTTCTATAAGGTTTACTATGCCTTATCCTAAAAAATACTATAGAACAGGCAAATACTCACATTTGTTAAAAGACAATGCACCAAAGCATCATAGTATAAAACCTGATCTTGATAATTTAGTTAAGCTAATATCTGATGTATTGCAGCCTGATTTCTATGTTGATGATAGCCAAATATGTCAAATTTATGCAGAAAAGATGTATGGAAAAAATCCAAATACAGCAATAATAATACAAGAAATATGAAAAACAAGGAAAGAGAAAAATTAATCAAAAAATTGTGTGCAATTCAGCTAAAACATGATAAAAAATTAGAAACAATATATAATGTATTTAAAAATAATACTAATGATGAAGGTAGTATATTTAGAAGTGTAGATGGCATCTTTATTTATGAAATGTTTTCTATTGGATTAATTGAAATAGTATTGGATTTAATGGGAATGCCTTGTGATGGTAGTTCTTTTTGTAGGGATCATTATTATGATGTATGGGCAGATTGTGTTGAACAAAGTTTATCTGCTAATAATGATTATAAAATTGTAGAAATGTATATAAATATTATAAATAAGGAATTAGATGAATTATTGGTTGTAAAACCATTATCATCTTTTGAAAAAAATTAATCCATAAACAAATTATTTTAATAATACAAGAAATATGAGTATAAAAAATAAATATAAAGTAGAATCTATAAAGCCATTTGAAACTTATGATTGGTTAGAAAATAAACATTATGCTAGAAGAATCCCATCCATATCTTATGCTTTTGGATTATATGATGAGAAAATTTTGATAGGTATATGTACATTTGGATCACCTCCTTCTAATGCTTTATGTGTTGGTATTTGTGGCAAGGAAAATAAAGGCAAGGTTATAGAGCTTAATAGGCTTTGTTTGAATGACCATAAGGTAAAAAATTTGACATCATATTTTTTAAGTAAATGTTTAAAAATGTTTCCTAAAAATAAAATAATAGTAAGTTATGCAGATACATCACAAAAACATCATGGTTATATATATCAGGCAACTAATTGGATTTATACAGGATTATCAAAAAAAAGAACAGAAAGATATGATAAAAATAATCCTAATAAACATAGCAAAACAGTAACAGAATCCATGAATTATAAAGATTTAAGTGTTAGAGATAGACCTCAAAAACATAGATATGTATATATCACAGGAACAAAAAAACAAAAAAAGATTTTATTAAATAGCTTGAAATATAAAATAGAGGACTATCCAAAGGGAAATAATAAAAGATATGATGCAAGTTATGAGCCTAAAGTGCAGTTAAATATGTTTTAAATATAATCACATAAACAAATTATTTTAATAATACAAGTATTTTTACATAAGTTATCCTTTAAAATTATAGGAAAATATGGATCATAAGATAATAAAAAGAGATATAGATTCACTTATTTTTGCAGAGTATAACCCTAGACAGCTTACCAAAGAACAATACAAACATCTAAAAGATTCCATAGATAGATTTGGTTTAGTTGATCCTATTATTATTAATAAAAACAAAGATAGAAAGAATATTATTATTGGAGGGCATCAGAGAGTAAAAGTTGCTAAAGATATGGATATTAAATATGTTCCTGTAATTGAAATGAATTTATCTTATGAAAAGGAAAGAGAATTAAATGTCAGGCTTAATAGGAACACAGGAGAATGGGATATGGATGCTCTTGCTAATATGTTTGAACTAGATGAACTTATAGATTGGGGATTTGAAGAAAGTGAATTAATTATAGATTCAGATATAGATTTAAGTGAGCCTGAAGAAAGTAAGAAGAAAGATAGTCTGATACAATGTCCTGAATGTAATCATAAATTTGAGAAATAATTATGGCAAGACCGAAGAAATATAATATAGATGCAGAACAAGTAGAGAAGTTAGCAGGATTAGGTTGCACTAATGTTGAAATAGCTTCTTTTTTTGGTTGTGATGAATCACTTATTCGCAAAAGTTATTCCGAATATATAGCAAAAGGCAAGGAGAAAGGGAAGATTAGATTAAGACAGTTGCAGATGAGGGCAGCAGAGAAGGGTAATGTTGCCATGTTGATTTGGTTAGGAAAGCAGATGTTAGGACAAACCGACAAACAAGAAATCACAACAACTGACTTGCCTGAAGGGTTTAGTGTTGAACTCGTTTAAGTTATTTCAACACCAATTAGATTATGTGATGTCAAAAGATAAATATCCATTCTTGTTAGGTGGATATGGTTCAGGTAAAACTTATGGCTTCTGTGTATTTGCATTAAATCAATGTTCTAAAAATGCAGGTAAAACTATACTACTAGCAGAGCCTACATATCCAATGGTAAGAGATGTGTTGCAACCAACATTTGAAACAGTATTAAGACAAGCAGGTTTTGATTATGAATATACAGCCACATCTACTAAATATAGAGTATATTGGAAGAATGGTTGGTGTGATGTGATTATGCGATCAGCAGAAAATTATATGAGATGGGCAGGTTTAAATTTAGCAGCAGGTGGTATTGATGAAGCAGATCAATTAAGAGATGATAGGGCATGGAAGATGTTATTATCTAGATTAAGAGATGGTAATACATTAACAGCCTTTGGAAGTGGAACTCCTGAAGGCTTTAAATTTGTTTATAAGTATTGGGCAGAAAACCCTACTGATGGGTATAAGTTAATAAGAGGTAGAACAGAAGATAATACAATGCTACCTGAAGAATTTATTGATAGCCTGAAACAAAACTATGATGAAACATTATTAAAGGCTTATCTTAATGGTGAATTTGTAAATTTACAGCAAGGTGCTACATATTATAATTTTAAGAGGGAAACCAATGTCAAAAAAAATGAATACAACAAACTACTACCCATACGAATCTGCATCGATTTCAATGTCAGCCCTATGGCAGCAACCTTATTACACCTGTGCGAAAACAACAGACCTGAAGTGCGAGTGTTCGACGAAGTTGAGTTACACCATAGTGGGGGAGCAGAAATCTTAACAGAACGAATGGTGCAGGAAATAAAATCAAGGTATCCAAATAATAAATATATAGCATACCCTGATCCTGCGAATCAACGACATACATCTGCACTACATACAGATCACGATATATTGCGACAAGGTGGATTTGATGTTAGGGTTAAGCCTAAAGCACCTAGAGTAATAGATAGTGTAAATGCAGTAAATAAGGCTTGTCAGGATAATTTAATTATAGACCCACGATGCAAGGGGTTAATTGCAGACTTGGAGCAAACTGTCAATAAAGAAGGAACTAGAGAGATTGACAAAGGCGACAAACAGCGAACACACTTTACAGATGGACTTCGCTACTTCATCGATTATGAAAGACCAATTATTAAACCAATAGTAGGGAGCATACAAAGATGATACCATCAACAGCACAATTAGCAGTAGAAATGAGCAAAGTAGATTATCAAGATCAAGAGAAAAAGCGATGGCTTAAGCAAAGAGAAAAGGCTTATAATTATTACAAAGGTAGGACAGAAGATTATACAAAGTCTTTCTTTTCAGGTAGCTTAAACCAACAAATCCCTTGCCCTAATATTAATATTACAAAGCGAATTATCGATCGTGTTAGTTTGGTATATATGAAGCCACCATTAAGAGAATATAGTAATGAGAATACTATTGATTTTTTTCATCAAAAAGATTTCAAGATGCAACGAGCAGAAAAATTATGTAATCTATTAGAATGTATATTAATCAAGCCTACTTGGAGAAATGGCAAAATAGATTATGATATAATACGAGATTGGGAACCATTATTTTATGGTGATGATCCATTAGAGCCAACTGCTATTACATACCCATTATCAGTAAGATCATCTGTGATGGATGTTACGTCAGAAATATGGGCATATTGGGATGAAGAACATCATTTTAATTATGAAAAAGGAACAGGCAAAAAGATTGCACATCCTGATAATCCTGAAATGGTTAATTATTATGGTATATTACCATTTGTTACTTGCCATAGAGATGGAAAACCTGAAAGCAGTTATTTTGATACAGATGCAAGTCCTGATCTAATAGCGACAAATGAAGCTTTGAATGTGGCTGAATATAACAAGAATGCTAACATTATGTTTCAATCATTTGGCTTTGGTTATGTTAATGGATCAAACATTGAAAAAGATAGTATAGAAATTGGTCAAGATAAGTGGAGTTTTCTAGGGCATGATGGCACTTTGAATATGGTTGCACCTCCTAATAGTGTTCCTGCATTAACTACATCTGTTGAAAGTTCTTATAAGATGTTAGCACAAAATTATCATTTATCTATTTCATTTGTTGATGGAACAAGTGCAGAAAGTGGTGTTGCATTGAGGTTGAGAAATCAGGAATTAATGGATAGCAGAAGATCAGATGTTGAAAGGTGGAGGCAAATAGAAAAGAAAATATTTGAAGTAGAATCAAGAATTATAGTAGTTGAACAAAGTAAAGATGCAGGTTTTTTGCTTGGTATAGACTATGAAGAATCAACTGAAATATTATCAGACCAAGAACAAAGGGATAAATGGGATTGGCAGTTAGCTAATGGTTTAATTGATAAGGCTGATATATTGATGCAAACTGATCCTGATAAATTTCCTGAAAGGCAAGATGCTTTAGATTATTTAGCTGAAAGGGGTGGAATAGAAGAAGCAGCAACTGAATCATCACCATTATTAGAAGCATTAACTACACCTGTATAGATGGCAGATATATTTGAAATATTAGATTCAATAGCAGAGGATTTTTCTAGTAAAGTAGATTTAGCACAAGATGAGATTGTTGAATCATTATTAGAAATTGTAGGTGGAAAAACATCAGAAGAAGCTATTCAGATATTATCACAGGTGAACATAGAAAAAGCATTAGAATTAAAATTATCTAAAGCATTTACATCATTTGATTCAGGTGCATTAGAAATATTAAAAGGCACATTTACTACTGCTACATTATCGGAAGCCACATTACAGACACTATTAAACAATGCAAAGGGCATGATAGCAGATGAAGTAACAAGGCATTTATCAAAAACAGCCTTGCAAAGCATAGTCGATGGGATTGCATCAGATCAAACATCAACACAAGTGATTGCATCATTAAGGAATAAAGTGCCTAATGTAGAAACACTTGTTAATACTGCATATAGTCAGTTTAGCAATAGTATAACTAATATGACAGCAGAAAAATTGCCTAAAAATGCAAAGTTTATTTATATTGGTGCAAATGATGAAAAGACTAGAGAAAGATGTAGGGAGAAAATTGGAGCAGGAGCATTAACAAGAAAGCAGATTATCAGTAGATTTGGTGATTTAAATAATGAATTATATAACTGTAGGCATAAGTGGGAACAGATGAGTGATATGCCTGAAGATCAAGGATACAATCCAAAGGAGTTCAAAGGTGCTTGATAGAAAATTCTTTTTTCAAAATGCAGCTAATATTGTAGCAAGATACAGAAAGCACATCTTTGATCCTGCAAGTGGTGGTAGGGGTGCGAGGCAGGTAGATAATAAGCCATACCCATCTACTTATTCAACAGGTTATATC